AGTAGGGTCGCCCAGATCTTCTGCAGCAGTAATTACTTGCTCCCACAGCTTCTTCTTAAGGTTTGCTACTTTAACCTTACCGTCGGTAGGGTCGATTACTTGTACAGCGTAGCTCCAGCCACACTTCAGGTCTGGGAAGTATTCACGAACCCAATCCTGTTCTTTGTTATTGAATCGCTCGGCATTGCGATCGAATGAGAGACACTCCAAAGGAATGTTCTTGCCGTTCTCGCCTTCAATCCAGTAGACGTAGCGAGCTAAGATGTCACCAACGATACGCATTTTATTGTCGCCATCTTTGTACTGAAAAGTAGAGATGGATGATTTTTGTGCGCCGCCAGTTTGCTTGTTAAATGATAATGCCATTAGTGTAAATTCTCCGTTGTGACTTCCTCATATAGAAAATGGACTACGCCATCACCTATACGAAGTAGGCTGTTTTCTTCGATTAGTTCTAGATCAACCGGTACATGGTATAGATCTAGTGTGGTTTGTTGTGTTGCTATGTAATCCGCCATACTTCTAATTGAAGCTAGGGCGTAATATATTGCCACGTCCCGGTGGCTGTACTTATAAGCGTTGAGCGCCATGACATCTGCATGAAGTAAGAAACTCGTGCCATTAAAGGACTTGGTCGCGTACTTGTATATTGGATCGTATTTATTTTTTGGTATTTGCTTTTCTATAAGCATTTCCATGATACGGCAACATTCAAGCGGGCTACCCTCTGCCTCGTCAAAAACCTTCTCCCAGCTAAATAAGAACACGTATTATACTCCTTTTTAAGTATGTTGTCAAGAACTATTTTTTTAAAGGTACTTCATCGACCAATCCTGTTTCATGTAAAATCCTACCCTATTCGAGGCTTGTCTCTGTGCAGTCTTGCCTCGAAGGTGGATGTCTACAACAACTGGACTAATCTTACCTTCTTTCTTTCGTATTACCCGACCTACTAACTGTGTAAGGAGGGGCTCGTTGTTTACTGGGGTTGCCAGTATTAAGCAGCTCAGAGTATCAACAGATATACCCTCTGAGAAAATTGCTTGCGTTCCGTAGAGAACATTAGCGTCCCCGTAGAGAATTTCGTCTACGAGTGTCTCTCTGTCCTCGTGCGCTACCTCACCTGTAACACAAACGGCTTTCTCACCAGTCAGCTCGGCGCAAGCTTTGAGGAAACTGACTCGATCGCTGACCACTAGGACTTTATGTCCTCTGGCGGCATATCCAGCTGCAAGCATTGCTATAGTATGCCTATATTCCTCATTATTTGATAGCGCAGAGACTCTGTTTGCCCAAGGTATCTTAGCTCCATCCATAAAGCGTATCTCAGAATGTACTAGATGCACAGTCGGTGTCATGTAGTTCTCTTTTGGTGGCTGAAACAACTTACTACCAAAGTAATCTCTAAAAACTACGTGCTTTCCGTCTTTTCTCTCGATAGTGCCTGATAGACCTATCTTGTATCGACAATAATTTGTGTCGAGAATCTTAGAAAAGGTCGGGCTACTAACATGGTGCATTTCATCTAGTATGATAGTGCCAAACTCTTTGCGAATCTTATCAATATTTCGGTATAAAGTCTGTGTATTGCCAATCACGATAGGAGCATCAAGTTCAAACTTTCCACTACCTATGATCCCTGCCTTAATTCCATAGACTTTCTCTACCTCTTTTGCCCACTGATTACGCAATGGGACAGTGTGGGTAACAATAAGCGTTTTTTGACCCAACTTACCGGCTATTGCAAGACCTGTAAAAGTCTTGCCCCAACTGACCCATGCGTTAATTATAGCGTTGTCTTCGATTTCATCATATACGTCTTTCTGACTAGCTCGTAAGTCGAACTTAAACTCAGGAAATTCTACTGGCTTTTCTAAGCGTTTATCAACAATTTCATAGTGCTCTGGTATCAAATCCATGCGCCCTATGGGCATAGAAATCAACCCGTTGCGGATAAGTCCCATATTCTTAATCATCTGGGGAGGATCAAGTGGATTGTGGGTCGGAATCGCATACGTAAGCTCGTCGTCGATCTGCTTCTGCAGTTCAGGAGTGCATTCCATGTAAATTCTGTTACTAACTACTGCTTTCATAGGCCAAGTTCATTCTTTGCTATAATATATGATTTAACGAAGTCGGATCGTACTATGTCTTCTACCTGGAAGTCAATAAAGTCGAAAAGCTCCATGCGTTTGAGGATTTGCATAAAATCCTTCATGCCATTCTGTTTTAGATCCGCCTGACGGAAATCTCCGCAGAAGATAACCCTGCAATTCTCGCCCATACGAGTAATAATTGAGTCTAGCTCATGGAATGACATATTTTGACACTCATCAATAATAATAACCGCATCTCTGAGTGTAATTCCTCGAATAAACGAGGTTGTCATAAATTCTACTAGATTCTTCTGCTTCATAATTCCATAGGCATCACCACGTTGAAATAGCTCGTTTGCAATGTCCTTGTAAGGCTCTTCATAAACTGAAGCCTTTTCTTTCTCCGTCCCTGGAAGGAACCCCATATCTCTGGTAGGTACAGCACTACGGATAATAACTAGCTTGTCATACACACCCTTGGACATATCATCATAAGCCAGATAGCTTGAGATAAATGTCTTGCCTGTACCCGCTAGACCATGTAGAATCAAATTCTTTTTAGACTCAAACGCCTTTACTTGGTTACGTGTTAAAGGCTCGATCTCATGTAGTGTCAAACTAGCTCCTGCTAGTGTTTTGCTCTGTCTTTTAGCCATATTATACTTTTCTTCTCGTATCTTTGAGTTTCGTGTCCGAATACTCGTAAAGCATCCACGGAAGTCCATGTAGATGCAAAACGCCTGCCCACTCCATACCTGTAGCGGGAGGCCGTGGTACGGTAAAAGGTGTTCTCACACCCTTCACACGTATTATAGAGGCGGTTCCTTTAGGTACTACCTCTTCAATTTTTAGATATCTCAATGCACACATTAAAGTTTTCTGATAAGCAAAAGGTACACCCTTTGAATCAATAAAATAGGGGTTACTCTGTTTAAGTATGCCGTTAGGAGATCCGATAGCCTTATTCAAGCGATACTTATCCTTAAAGTGTGTTTGCATTCTGCGCACACCAAGAGTTTCTCCGTCCTGGTTTGTATCGTCTACTAACTGATCGTCAATGAACAATAATCCGTCTGCACGAGTCCAGTCACCTGATCCTATCTTATAAACAGGAAACTCTATTTTATTAAGATCTTTATATGTCAGAACCATACATCTTCTCGAATTTCCCGCCAGAGTAGTCTTCGTGAATAATCTCGAAGTCACAACCAACTGGTACGCCTGGGATAGAGATTCCTCGATCCATTTGAATGAACTTGGCTAACTGCACCATGTACTCGTCTACTTCTTCATCTGGCACTTCTGCTAGGATCGAATCGTGTACTAAGGCGAAGATTCTTGCTTTCTTCTTGTTAGCTTTGATCCACTCACCCATATCAATAGCACCTAAGAGGTTAATATCAGAAGCAGCAGACTGCACCAGAAAGTTAAGACCAGACCTAATGCTATGACTTTGGATACCCGAATCTGTAGAGGCGACATTTGGTAATCTCCTTTTGCGACCGAAGTAACTATAAATGAAGCCATTCTGTTTGATGAACTTCTGGTTGTCTTCGATCCAGCTTTTTAGTTTGTGGAACTCAGCAAAGTACTCGTTAATAACTTCAGTAGCTTCCTGAGGGCTAAAGTATTTCCCTGAATCTTTTGTAACTTGCTCACTAATCTTCTTCGGGCCAGCACCGTACATAATACCAAAAGTTACAGCCTTCGCTGCCTGTCTTTGTGTGCTGTATAATTCTGCCACTTGATCCGCTTCACAAGGCAACTTAAATACCTTCTTAGCGATCTGTGAGTGGAAGTTGCCTCCCGCCTTAAATACCTCAATCAAAGCTGTATCTTTAGCGAGTACTGCGGCTACATATACCTCTGCTGTTGTCAAATCCATTGCGACAATCTTGTGTCCTGGTGCTGCTTTAATACAGCCTTTTACAATGGGATTATCTCTAGGCAACTGTTGCATATTGAGTTTACCACTAGAGCTAAGGCGACCAGAAGTTGTACTGTGGAGATTGAACCCAGTACGCAGTCTGCTATCCCTATCCAACTGCGGTATGATTTTGTCCAAATAAGTATTCTTAATCTTAGACTTTTGGCGGATGGACAGTATGAGCCCAGGCACTTCGGACTGCTCTGCAAGCTCACCAAGGACTTCCGCGTCTGTTGAATTTGCTCCTGTACCAGTCTTCTTTCCAGTAGGTGTGAGGCCAAGGAAATCAAAAAGTAGAGCACGAAGCTGAACAGTACTGTTAGGATTAAAATCTTTTCCATTGATTTCCTCAAATTTGGAGATAGCAGGGTTCTTATATAGATCTGCTACGGCTTGGTCGATCTCAGTCTGCATTAGAGCTTGAGATTTAGTCAGTCGGCTTATATCGAATGGCACACCATTGTCTTGAATATCTGTCAAGAAACGGCAGCCAGGAATAAGAATATTGTCATAGACTTTACACAAGCGTTTATTCTGCTTAATCTTTACAAACTTCTCGTAGAGTAAAAAGGTCACAGCAGCATCCATACCTGCGTAGAGCTTCATAATCTCAAAGGGAATATCACCCCAGTTGAACTCATTTTTGAGGATACCACGTTCTTTACGATACTGGTCAATCCAGTCGTACATTGGCTTCTCATAGTCTCCATAAATTGTATACTTCATTGCTAGCTGCTTCAATCCGTGTGTACCTGGATTTTCATCAATCAGGTAGTGCAGTAGCATTGTGTCTTCAAACTGAGGAAATCGAAAGTTAAAGTGGTACTCGAAGAACGCCATATCGAACTTAGCGTTATGAAATACTACTGTTTTCTTATCGAACAGTTCCTGTAGCAGTCGCTCAGACTCTTCGTCAAAGCACTCTGTATCTACGTAAGCCCCTCGATCTTGTTCATAAGAAAGAGACAAGCCGAGCATATACCCGTCACGAGGATATAACCCCGTAGTTTCCGAGTCAAGTGCGATGTAAGGCAAAGGAGCGTCAATAGCCGCCTGAAAGAAAGCATTAGCCTCTGCTGTATCCTGAATACCCCAAGCATTATGCGTTGTAATAACGGTATCCTGCTTGTTATCAGTGATATAGTCTAGAATACTCTGCTTCGAGTCGTCCCAGGTGCGTTGTGCCTCTGGTTTGAATGCGAGCATGGCTGGGTTAATAATAGGGAGGAACTTCTCTTCTACCTTCTTTCCTGAATACTCTGTAATAGAGTTAATTGGTGTGAAGTATTTAAGTGCGTCGCTACCTACTAGAATAACCCAGTCATAGTCGTCAGTATTGATTTGAATGTCACAGTCTCTCTTCAATACTTTCTTGAGAAAAGGATCTGAACATAGTTGGTATTGGTCGAACTCGAACTCATCATCGAACTCGCGTTTGAAATTAGTCTTACTCTTTTTGGTTTCTACTAATGCAACCTTAGGCATTTTTCTATTTCCTCATAGCTTAAAATACTGTATAAATGTTTATCATGTAACCCAATGTTACGCTGATTGATATGGAACTGTCCTTCTCCGGTGTTTCCTCTGTGCTGCTTGTTACAGTATCCGATACTGTCATCTATCTCTTTAGTGTGCATTTTATATATTACTAGGCAATCTGAAAAGAATATGCCGTAGTATAATACATCAAAGAGATCCTTTTTAATTTGTTGAAAGTTACAATCCCAGTGCCTGCTCTCACAGTCCTCGTAAGAGATGTCCCGTCGTACTTGTTCATAGATTGCCTCTATGACTGTGTTCTCTGAGACAGGTACTTGACTCTTTTGCCAAGCTCTCGAAAACTTACACTCAATCCGAGTTCCGTCACTTTCTAAATCGTACTTTGCATCATTTGATTCTCTAGCATTTATTAGCTTTTTTACTAATAGTTCTGCTACTGTGCCGAATCTTCGAGTATGTAACCTAAAGATCCCTTCTCGTAACTCACTCATACAGCTTCCTCTTTAGGGTTTTTACTGCTTGTTCGTTAAGTGCTCCTGGGTCTGTACCTTTTAAGCATATGTTTCTATGTGTAAGTTCTGCATTTTCGCACATAGTTTGTACATACTTGGAGGCTTCCTGCCCTGCATCGTCTCCGTCAAAGAATATATCAATAGAGTCTACGCCCTGAATAGAGAGCATTCTCAGTTTATCTTCATTGATGTTCTTTGTGCCAAACGTACATACTGCATTGGTCAGCCCTTTATCGTGCAAATTTATCATATCGAATATGCCTTCTACTAGAATAACTGCACCCTGTATAGGCTTTACTACAGGGAATAGAGGCATCTTCGCACCCGCAGGCGAGATCATATACTTAGGTGTACCGCCTGTTGTATGACGACCATTGAACGCTGTAATACGACCAGATATGTCTCGTACTGGAAATACAATACGTCCAATGTAGTCAGGGTCTGCGTGCTGAAACGCTTCAAATCTTTTATAGGTTTCTGGCTTAATATTGCGCCAGTTGCCTGAGTATGGCATAACATTCTTGGGAAAAGACAAACCAACACTTTCTGACCTCTTATCTATAATTTTGCGTTTTAATAGTTCTCGTCGTAGTTGTAGTTGGTTTGCCTTTTCCCCAAAATGCGTGAAAAGGTTGCCTTTGTACTCGCATGAAAAGCACTGGTATATACCAGTCAGCTGATCAATACGCATACTAGGGTTTCTATCTGCGTGTTCAGGGTTGAGGCAACTTACTAGGAAGTCACCGCCCTTTGGTATAAAATATATATCTTTACGTTTTAGTAATTCTTCTACTGTCATACTAGGTTAGTCCAGTCAGTGCTCTCATTCATCAACTCCAGATTGTCTGGAAAGGTGTCTTGTAACTTTTGCAGTATTCCGGCAGTGTTCATGCGTACTGTATACTGGTTTTTGTGACAGCTATACGTGCTGCCGCTTTCACCATGAAAAATATAATAGTCACCATGTTTTTCTACTTTAGTAATACCACTATTAAGTTTCCAAGAGTCGCCCTGTGTATAACCACCTGACCAGCCTGCAAGAACCTTATAAAATACAGGCTCGTCTGCAAAGGTTATTTTTAGCACTACCCAGTTATCGGGGCTGTATTCGCTCATCGTCCGATGTCCTTGATGTTGTCTTTACTGATTACTTGGTACGCACCTTTGTTATATGCAGGTGCAATAGTATATTTGGAGTCTAGTTCATGGCGAACACCTGCGGAGGTATCATGAGAGCCGTCATCAGATGACTTGTACTCTGTAGTATCTCTACGATAGGTATTGGGGGCTTCGAGCGCCTCGAACTTTGGCATATATGCCTTACGTTTCTTAGGTAAAGGTTTGCGTCGTCTACCTGAGGTAGTGTGTCGTAAACTGCCGAATGTGTGTGCCATTTGCTTTCTCCCCATTTATGAAACATAATTATACGCAAAATGAGAATGAAAGTCAAGAACTATTTTAAAGATCGTGGACGTCTTCACCTGTTTTATGCGTAGAATCGTCTTTCTCTTGAGGTGTTAAAGCAGTCTCGGGTCCGATTTTCAAGGACTCCCAGTCTACTGTAGATGTGAAGGACTTCATAGAAGCGGAACGCATCTTGACACAATTCAGGGTGAGACACCCATCTTCGTGATCGTAGGTTTCAAGTGTATATGCAGCATCTGCCGCATCAAGAATACCTTTTGCAAAACGCGCTTCACCACTAGCGTCTGTTTGATATGGTGAGAATACGGTACAATCGTATTCCTGTGCCATTGACTTCAATGCTTTACTTACTTCGATCTGCTCTGTCCAGTCGTACTGTCCACCGGTTCGTGAAGGAAGGTTCGACCGCTTTACTTGGTTCATATAATCAACAATAATGACTCCGACATTCATCGCCTTAACCTTTTTATCAAGCTCTGCTCGAATCTTAGCTAAGGTGAGAGATGGATCATAAACTACGTTCAACTGTTGAGTCGGGAGGATCTCGCAAGTTGTCTTTAGCTCCTGATGGAACTTCTCAAAATCTCTATGTTGTTTATACTCTTTCAAGCGGTCTTGCCCATTTACAAAACGATCTGCCCACCAGCCAGCAACCTTCTCCCACTCAGTTACACTAAGATTCTTAGTGCGGAGGCGTGAAAAAGGAACTTCGGTAGCGATAGCACAACAGCGTTGCAGAATAGACCGGCTATCCATCTCAATAGTGAAATAAATAACCGACTTTCCAGATTCGTACACATTGTTTGCAATGTTAGCACAGATTACCGACTTGCCCGCACCTCGTTTACCACCTACCATTACCAAATCTCTAGGCGAGAATTGAATGTCTAGGTCGTACTCTTCGTTGAGGCCAAGTGGTATGTACTTTTCTAAATCTTCCTCAGGCTCGAACAGTTCAATACGTTGCATACTTTCCTGTGGCTCCTCCAAATCAACTTTGTCTTCGATGTCGAGGACAATTTGATGAAGGTGATCAACCGATTCCTGTGCATCTTCAAAAGCTACACTGTTTTCGACATAATCTTCGAGTGAGGTTAGGATCTCTTTCTGAGTATATTCATTCTTCAGATACTGAAGGAGCATATACGGTTCAACATCCACCTTAACGGCTTCAACTGCGTACAACTTCTCACGAGTATTAGAATCACGAATCTCAAGTTTAAGATCCTCAATCGAGGGCATACTATGAAACTTCTCACAGTGCTTATCAATGATATTATGCAAGCTGTGATATTCACTAGGCAAATAACGCTTATACGTCTGAGTCCACGTCTCAAAGTCGCGTAACTCAAGCGTTTGCTTTATTAAGGCACTAGCAATGTTCAATGAAGTTCTCCCGATTCATTATATTAAAGATAAGCAGACCCCGTAGAGCCTGCTCATTTTGTAACTAAGTTAGATTAAGCTGATGCTTTTTCTTTCTTAGCCGCGCCATCATAGTCAGCAGCAACGAGGCCACGACGAGTCAGCATAGTCTTAACACCGCGAGCAGTTTTGCCAATCGCTTCAGCGATAGACTCAACAGTCTGAGTGCTCAGATCACCCAAGGAAGCCAAAGGATCTTCTTTAGAAGCGCCTTTAGTTACTTCTTGCTTAGGGATAGCGCCAATGTCACCAGAGCGCAGGAGGCTTAGAGCCTTACCACGTACTGAGTTGATTGAACGACCCATAGCTTCAGCAATAGCTTCTACGAAAGCACCGTTGTTTACCATCTCAACGAATACAGTTTCTTCAGACTCAGAGTACGTGCGTACTGCTTCAACTTTAGGAGCTGGCTTAACGTGAGAGGTAAGTTCCATAGAAAGGATCTTGCCCTGGATTGACTTAGGAGAGAAAGCACCGTCTTCAAAGTGACCGGCAATCTCAGCATAAGTGTAAGAACCGCTGTTGTCAGTGACAAAAGCAGAAAGGGTAGCTTCTTGAGCGTCGGTAAAAGACTTACCGCCAGCAGCAGATGCTAGTTCTACGTCGAAGCCCATCTTACGCAGCTTGCTGCTGATAGAACGAGTAGAGGTTTCAAGTGTTTCAGCAGCTTCAGCTACAGTGACTTGAGAAACGGGGCTTTCGCCACCGACAAATTCAGTTAGTTGAGCAGTACGCTCGTCAGTCCACTTAGGTAAAGTTGACATATATTTATTCTCCAATAATTTCGGTTAGGTTGGTTACAATAGTTACGCCAGCATTCCTGGCTTTGGTTGTTTTGGCGGATTCTACGCCACTTTCATTTACCAGAATCGTGACATCCTTAGTCAAGCTGGTTTTTACCTCATAACCAAGCTCTTGTAAGAGTTTATGCGCTTCGGCTTTCGTTTTATAACTGGTAAGTTTACCACTAATACAAACAACGCCTAGCGTGGTTGAGGGTGTTACACTAGCTTCAAACTCAAAGCTAAAAGGCAGGAGACTTACCTCAATAAAGGAATTCTCCAACCAATCGCATAAGCTAGTAGCCGTCTTCTCTCCTAGACCGGCCTTACGGCATAATTCATAGTCTATTTCTTCAATGTCAGTGCAGACTTTGGAAAGTTTTTCCGTTGCAGTCTTGCCTACGAGAGGTATACTGAATGCAGGTAACAATACATTCAGAGGGGCTGTACGAGAACGCTCAAGCTCCTCTACTAACTTTACAGCAAGCCGATCAGATCCAAGGGCGTGGGCAATGTCATCTAGCGTAAGTGCGTATAGTTCCTCTAAGTGAAGAACGTCCAATTTAACGATAGTTGCTGGGCCGAGTCCCTTTATCTTCAATGTCTTAGCAAAGTGTTCGATGAGCTTGAGAGCTTTCTCCCCACAGTGGGGGTTTCTACAATACAGAAGGAAGTTGACGTCCTCTAAGACTGAGCTACAAGACGGGCAAGTAGTTGGGGCTTCGATTTTGGTCATGGTCTTCCCTCTGAAATTGAATATGTATTATACGCGGTTTTAAGATTACTGTCAAGAATTATTTTTTTCAAGGTACCAATCAATCTATGCGCCTCACGACGCGAGGTATGATTTCACCTGATCGAATAATCTCTACTTGACAACCTATTTCAAGGTTCAAGTCGCGAATATACTGGATGTTGTGCAATGTGGCTCTAGACACTGTGGCTTCGCCTACTACAATAGGATCTAAGATCGCTACTGGACTGACTACACCGCTTTTGCCTAGCTGCCACACTACATCAACTAAGGTTGTTTGCACACCCGCCTGCTGCTCTTTCAGAGCAAAGGCACCTCGTGGGTGTTTAGCTGTATGTCCTAACGCCTCAAACTCTTTGGTATCCTTGAGTCTAAACACTAAACCATCTGTGGGATAGTCTACTGCATTAAACTCAGATACAACATTGAGTCCCATCTGGCGAAGAATACTCATCTCATTAGTCCACGTAGGAACGCAATGAGGGTAAGCATCGTACGCAACAAATACTAAAGGACGAGTCCGAAACTCTTCCAGACCTGCAGGGTCATTCTTGAGTCCAAGAGATCCTGAAGCAAAGTTGCGAGAATTAGGAATACTACTCGGAGCAACTACTTCACCAGTAATCTGCACAACGCCAGAGTATAAGTCGGAAAACCGCCCTACACGTCTCAATTGATTAGGTACTAGCTCTTTCATTTTAGCAGTAATGTCTCTGCCCTGTATACCGTCTCCACGAGTTAAAGCTAACTCAAGGTTTCCGTCTACATATAACAGAGATACTGCTGCTCCGTCAAGTTTAGGGGTCATAACACAATCATCTACAGATAGAGGAGCTTCGTCAATGTCAAAACACTTCTGAAGTGAGTACATCTGGTAAGTATGCGAAACCGCATCAGTAACAGTATATCCTACACTATTGTAGTTGTGTTTAGCAGCTAGAAGGTCAAACTCTTCGTCCGAAAGGAGTGGAGTGCCTTCATAGTATAACTTACTCGCTCTATCTAAAAATTCTCGC